TACACTTGCTGGAATTCTTGTTCCTTTATATTGGAAGAAATCAACGTCAATACCTTCAGTATCTGAAATACCTAAGTAAGTTCTTCTTACATTATCACCCGCACTTGTAGTTGTGTCGTCCGCACCTGATGCTAAACCAAATGGTGGGTTATAAACAACCTCACCAGGATAGTAGTATTTAGCTTTGATTAATGGGAATGGTGGTCTTACACCAGCATATTCTCTATAATCATATCCTAAGAATCCACAAGGAAGTGCGTCTATCGGAGCATCCTCGTTAATCTCAACCATAATATAACTTGATAATAAAGGATATTCCCCATCTAAACTACCAATTTTTTTACCAACAAATGAATTTTCTTGAGGATTCATTGTACAATCAGTATATTTTTCAAGAACAACCGGTGCAGAATCTGTATCAAAGAAATCTCTAACCAATACATCAAAAGTACCATTGTTAAATGACATATTAGCTAACGATATCTTAATATCAACGTTAGCAGAATCACCATCAGCAATTGTTGTAAATTTAAATAAGTTATAAACTTTATTACCTCTTAATTCAGAAACAACCCAAGGTGATACCGGAGATTGATATTTTTCTAAATAAAATGCTATTGATGTTGGGTTAGCCTCTTGACGAGCATCAGGTAAAGCAGTTAATTCACAATTTAAACCTCTAATATAACCCATTCTCCAAGCATTTGTTAATAAAGCTTGGAATCTTTCTTCAACAAATAACGGAACTACAGTTCTTGGTTTAGAGAAGTTAGACGCTCCAAATACTTTACTTACATATTTAGGGTCAGAGTTTGAAAAGGATGTTTCAAAGAAATATTGGTCACCATCTTTACTTGTGATGTTAACACCAAAAGTTGAAAATGGATTTTTAGTTACACCAGAATATGTTCCTGTACAATCTAAAGTAACATCAGTTAATCCTGACACTTCATAAACCGGACCATCATCTAAACCATATGTTGAAAGACCTCTTGAACGTAACGTAGCGATTACTAAATCATCATAATCTGTATATGCTGTTCCCGAGTAGACATAAATAACACCTATCAATGTACCTGTATAACAATGAACCGGTTTTGCGGTTGTTGTTGAAGTAGTTGATGTTGATGTTGTAGTCGTACATGGGTCAGTCGTAGTAGTTGTTGTATGTGGGTCAGTCGTAGTTGTTGTTGTAATAATAGGTGTTAATGTTAATCCTGTTACAACAGACCAAAATGAAAACCCTGTATAAGCAGCATCACCAATATTATCAAATAATGAGTAATACCAAGGGTCATTTTGTGGTGCAGAATAATTACATAAATTAGCACTTACATTATCAACTTCATAAACATTTGTTTCACCTGTATATACTTCACTTAATCCTGAATAAACACTAGTTGGTATTGCCCCATAGTAATAGATTGAAGTATCTTCTTTTTCCGGTTTTGAAACTATATCAAAAATTTGTTTAGAGAAATCAGTATACAATGTACTCATACTACCATCGAATTGTTCGTAAGGTTCGTACAATATTGAAGATATCTCAGGAGCTAAATTAGATGTGTTAGTAAACACTATACTATCAATACTGTTAGTACATGCTGAGAATTCAATAGAATAATTAATTGTTTTAAAGTCAATACATTCAGTTATACAACTAAACGTTGTTGCACTTTCACAAAAGAAATCAACCGTTGTTGGGTCAACATTAGCTTTTGTTGTTATAGACCAAGATGGTCCTGCATCATAACCAGATAATCCTAAAACTCTCGTTACGAATAATTGGTTAGATTGTTGTAAGTATGATTTAGCAATATAAGCTGCTTCGTACTTTGGAATTTGTGTATTTATAAATTTTTCTGGAGAAGTTCCACCGAAGAAATTTGTGAATTCATCAAAATTTCGTATAAAGATAGGTTCGAAAGCAGGACCTTTTAAGGTCTCACCCACAATACCCAACGTGGTAACCCCCACACTTTGTGCTACGAAACTTAAATCAACTTCAGAAGTATATACTCCGGGAGATACGAATACTTTTTGATTTGATGCCATTAGTTTGTCTTTTTAATTTGTAAATTTATTTTTATTGATAAATATTATCAAAAAAACCAAAATACTTTACTTTGTTAGAAGTATTTATAAATTAGGTAGAATAAATTCTGCCTTTATTCTACCATGGCAGATAACGAAAAAAAAATTAAGAACCTAAAGATATCAATCGAGGTTCACAACATCCTAAAGACCTATTGTGAAAAGAGGGGGATAAAAATGTATCGTTTTTTAGAAAGAATGATTGTAGACCAATGTAAGGAAAAGAAGGATATTTATGGTGAGAACTAAAGTATTTGATTATCTAACTGAATAATACCTTCTTGTGAGTCATCATTTTTAACCACAATTATTTTTAAAACATCGTTGGTGTTTATCTGAATTTGAAGTAAATCAGACCCATAATATAGATTATTTAGATACACATCATACGACTCAATGTTGATTGTATCACCTAAATTTAAATCAACGGTATAATCAAAAATTTGTGATAAAATATTGTTCCCAGCAACAAATAAAAAATTAGTAATAGTAGATTCGTCTGTAATATTTTTTCTTCGACCACGAGTGAACGATTCTTTTTCAAATTCAATAACGGTTAAAACTCTTGAAACTGCCGGTGCAACTTCAAATTCGTTTTCATCAATTAAGAATCCTAACATTGTAAAATCATAACTTTGAATATAATATTTTCTTTTATCAATATTCATAACTGACTCATCAGTAATGTTATTCATAATGATTGGAATATAATGACCTTTGATAGTTGTATAAGCTTGACGAGATGCAAACATTTCAAGAATGTTTTTATTTAAAGCGTTTAATTCTCTCATTCTATTACAAATTATTTTAACACTATATGTAATATCAACAGGAACAGGTTGAGGTATTTTATATATATCCATACCATTTCTATTTCCATCCCAAGTTGGTACTTGAGCATAAAAATATTGTTTTCTATTTGGTATATTATAAATTGTTGCAGGATTTGTTCCGAATTTAACTTCCGGGTTTCTTACAACAGTAATAAACGGAGGGGAAACGTTTGAGTCCAAATCTTGAAAATTCCAAGTTTCGGTAAATTGTGACCAGTTCTGAGATGTAATTATGATATCAACCATTGGGATTACTTGACCATCCACAATTGTCTGTAATTCATTTTGAACAAAATTTAACATACCCCCATCCAAATCGGCGTGTAAAATTGATTTTGGTAAATAAGTTCCGTCTTTATTAATTTTTTCCAATAGTTGTTCTCTTCTTGGGTAAAGAGTTTTTGGAAAGGTTAACGGAATTGTTTTCTTTATTTTATTTGGTAATGGCATGTTATTGTTTTGTTATAAATATTTTGTTTCTTAAGTTTATCATTTCAACTTCACCGGCACGGTATATTGGTTCTTCGGTGTCTTTTATAACATAAGAATTGTATTTATATGGATTATAGGTAACTACGTTATCATTTGGTTCACTTGGTAAATTTTCACAAGGATATTTACAATAATCCATTAATGTTCCAATTACAAATGAATGAACATTTTTACTTTTTTCTCTAACTACTTTTTCTCTTCCACCTTGTCTAACTCTAAATTCAACATCTGATAATTTAACATAGTCGGCATGAGTAATAACTCTTCCACCATAGGTTACTGAAAAGGTGTGTTTGTGTAAGTTATAATAAACCATAACTTTATCACCTATATGTTTTTTCTCCTCATTATCGTGACCACACTTGTGACAGATATAAGGGTCGTTTCCACCATCGGCTAAAGCCCAAGACCAACCACACTCATCACAAATCACTTCTGTGTCGGTAATGGTTTCTAATAGTCTTCTATATTGACTTTCATTAATTTTAATTTTCATAATCGTAATATGTGGATACTGATTTAACAGGTAAATTAAAATTATCTTCAAACCATTTTTTCATAGGTTCTTCCCAATGTCCTTCAAACATGTCATCTAAATGTTCCGCGTGCTTACCAATAACTTCTAAAATTGGTGCTTTATCTCTAAAAGGTTTATGTGATGGTTCAGTATTATAATAATCAACATCAAAATAATAAAAAATAATATCAGTATCATAAATACCTTGATAATCACCTTCAAAGAACATTAAAAAGTTTTCGTTTTCTCTATCAACATCAGGATATCCATCTTCATCTTCATCCATACCATAAACCCAATCCATTTTACTTGAATTAAATGTTTTATCAATATAATTGTATATTGAATTGAATAGTTTATTTTCTGTTATTATTAGTTTCATATTTTGTTGATTTGTTTTAAGATGTCCCTCCACACAATATTTTCATGAAAATCGTTATTGGTAGTTACCGCCTTTACTGGTAAATTATAATACTCCTCCACCCATAACTTAATAACCTCACCAATCTGTCTATTTCCCATACCGAAAAGACTTTCCAAATAATGTCCAATGTGTTTATATGAAATATGTACCACATTACTTTTTGTATTGTAATCAAATATAATTTCACCATCTTTTATTAATAAAATGAGAAATTTATTATAATCATACAATTTCAAATCTCCATATTCGGAGTTTAGAAATTTAATTACAATGTTGTGTAATCTAGATTCTGTTATTATTACTTTCATTATAATCCTCTAAATTCGTTTTCCGTTACCGGAGTTGCTACATATGATTTATAAAATGGTTTATAACCGGCATATGTATGTTTATTATCTGAATTAATTCTTCCGTCATCGCTAACCACGTAATATCTAACTTTTGTTTCTGTTTCATAATAACCAATATAATCCCCATAATTAATTTGAACCCCTAAATCGTTAAGTTGAGCGGCGTAAATCGCAAACTTCATATTACCAGGTTCTGATTGTGTAATTTTTGAATTACCCAAGTATTTGGTTTCAGGTGGAAGTATTTGAACATAAGCTTTAAACTCAATTGGTGGTAAATATTTTATACCATCAGTCATTACCTCACCATAAACATCATCTGTTTTGGTTTTCAATCTGTCTACCTTATACAGGACTAACGTAAAGTTCATATCACCATATAACCATTCCTCCCCCATAGAGATGTCTAAATTGTAATCCTCCGCTCCGAAGAATTTACCTATTCTTGTAATTGGTACTAAATTTCTACTCATATTGATAAATATTAAATAATTTATTATATTTCTATTAAAAGATTAAAATTGGAAAACAATACATCAGAAAATTCTAATTTAACAATAGAACAGAAAGCAATATCTCTCCTTGATACTTACGAGGGGGCGAATAACTATATCCTTAAATTAAAACTACAAAAGGACACCAATAAAAGATTTTACCCTACTCGGGCACAATCTGACTATATCATTAATTATTACGGAGTAACACCAAAGGTAGCCAAAAGATGGGTTGATTTAGACCCTTACTTTGCTAAAAAGATTGCCGATGAAAAATTACTAACCACGATTCCTGAACAAATATGGGTTGAAAAGCTATTAGTTGAGAAAGACAAATCCTATCATGTTTGGGGAAAAATTACGGAAGGTGAAACTATCCACGATTTTTGGCTACCAAAAGGTGCTTTAATTAAAACCCACGTTATTAAAGATGTGAAAATTGATTATAGTAAATATAGTCATAGACCACCTCTTGAACATCAACCAATTGCTATTGAAAAATTAGTTGGGTCAAAACGATTCATATTGGCGGATGATATGGGTCTTGGTAAAACAACCATTACCGTTATCGCGGCTTTAGAGAGTGGTGCTAAAAAAATATTAATTGTTTGTCCGGCATCTCTGAAGATTAACTGGCAAAGAGAGATTGCAAATTATACAGATAGAAGTGTTTACATTGCTGAAGGTAAAAACTTTTCAATTGAACACGATTTTGTAATTGTTAATTACGATATTCTTAAAAACTTCTACGATTTAAAAGACAAAGAAAATTCATTAATAACTCAAGGAAATTTTGACCTTATTATTTTAGATGAGGCACATTATGTGAGTAATGGTCAAGCAGCAAGAACCAAATTGGTTAATAGTTTCTGTAAAAAAGTGGATAAACTTTGGTTATTAACCGGGACACCTATGACCAATAGACCAATGAACTACTTTAATCTGTTGGCATTAATTGAAAGTCCTGTTGCTCAGAATTGGATGGCTTACGCTATTAGATATTGTCAAGGTTATCAATTCACTGCGGGAAGTCGTAAAATATGGAACGTTACCGGAGCATCAAATTTGGAAGAATTAAGAGACCGAACTTCAAGACAAGTTTTACGAAGATTAAAAACCGACGTATTAGATTTACCTGAAAAAATTATCACTCCAATTTATTTGAGATTAAAATCTAAAATGTATGAAGGGTTAATGGGTGAGTATTATGATTGGTATGATAAGAATCCGGATGAAAGTACATCATTAACGGTTCAGTTCAGTAAACTAATGAAAGTTCGTCAAGTAATTGCTGAAGAAAAAATTAAAGACACAATCGAACTTGCTGAAAATATTATAGAACAAGGTAAGAAAGTTATTATTTTTACTAACTTTACTGACACTCTAAATAAAATCTCCGAACACTTTGGTAAATCGGCGGTTAAATTAGATGGTTCAACGGCAAAACCTCAACGACAATACGCTGTTGACCAATTCCAAGAAAACGAAAAAATTAAAGTGTTCATTGGAAACGTGAAAGCTGCCGGTGTTGGAATCACATTGACCGCCGCTGAAGCAGTTATTATGAATGACCTATCATTTGTTCCGGGAGATTTATCTCAAGCTGAAGATAGAGCATACAGATATGGTCAAAAAAATTCGGTATCAGTTTATTACCCAATCTTTGATAATACCATAGAAGGGATAATTTATGATATGGTTAATATGAAGAAACAAAACATCGGAACGGTTATGGGAGATAACATTGGTGAGAGTGGTGACTTCATTGAAGAACTTATGAATAAAATCAACACCCGAAGATAATCTATTTGTTGAGATATTTATAAGAAATAAATAACAAGCCGAATGAAACATATTGAAAATAAAATCAAACTCATTACGGAAGAGATTCAAAATGTTGAAAAACAAGAAAATGAAACACTCTTTCTTAATGAGATGAAAAAGATAGGAATCGATAAATTACCTTATTCCTATTCAGCACTAAAGCAATTTATTGATGCTGAAACAATGAACTACCATTATAACAAACATTATAAAGGTTACGTAGATAAACTAAACGCCGCTCTTAAAAACAAAGATTATGGTGATTTAGAACTTGAAGAAATAGTTAAATCTATCAGTAGATTTAATAAAACTATAAGAAATAATGCAGGAGGAGCATTTAACCACGCATTATTTTGGAAAATGTTATCACCAAAAACTCAAACTCCAAATGGTGATGTAATCAAACAAATCAAAAAAGATTTTAATACATTTGCCAACTTCAAAAAAGAATTTGAAACTATTGCAAAAGATAGATTCGGTTCAGGATGGGTTTGGTTAGTCCTAACAAAAAGAAACACCTTAAAAATTGTATCTACCGCAAATCAAGACAATCCATTAATGAATGTGGTTGAAGATGGTGGATACCCAATTTTAGGATTAGATTTATGGGAACACGCCTACTACCTAAAATACAGAAACAAAAAAGATGACTACATTAAAAACTTTTGGAAATGTGTAAATTGGGAATTTGTTAACAAATTATACACAATGAGAGTGGATAATAAATTAAATGAAAGTGCTGAATTAAAATCTGTTATTTCTGAAGGTAAATCTGAAAGATGTAGTAGAGAAATGAATGAGGCGATTCGTATGGTATTCAACATCAATCCAAAAGTTAAAACAATCTTCAAAGACGGAATTAACAGAATGTTAAAAGAAGTTTTTCCCGACAACTATTATGGAAATAACGAATATGCCGAAGGTGAAGTTGCCGGAGTATATGATTTAGAAACTCAAGGTCGTTCAGTTTTAAATAAACTAAACACAAACTATAGTTGTTTTTGTGTTTTACTTAATGATGTTAATCAAGTTTTAATATCCAAACAATTACCTGAAATAAAAATGATTGGCCTAAAACCATTTGAACAAATAAGTGAAGTTCGAAAACTTGTTGACGTTTTAGACGAATACAAATTTAGAATATTCTCACAAAAATCATCCACATTCCAAAATCTTATGAAAGTTTTAACCCAAACTAATAGTTGGGGACAATCAAGAGAAGATAAAACTATTGAAATATTAAAAAAACAATTTGGTAATGATAACGTTAATGCTATCGGTAAACTTGGGAGTAAAGAAGATATGATTGGTGGTGTTGATTGTGAAGTAATTGTTGATGGTGTTAAAAAAACTGCACAAATTAAACCATTTACCGGTGAAAAAGAAATTAAAGATTCAATAATGATTTTAGGAACAGGAAATGTTAAACGATACTCAACGGATTGGTTAATTTTTACTCGTAATAATAAAGAAGTTTTGGTCTTTGACAATAAACATTCAAAAATAATGGACGGTCAGTTTATTTTCCCTAAAGAAGACCTGATTTATACATTAAGTTGATATTTATAAAATAAAAACGTTATGGCAATATTAACTGGTGCAACATACCAAACTGCAATTATACCGGAACCGGAAAGAACTAAATTATATACAAGAATTAAACACTTACTTGGTGCCCCATTAAGAAGTATTGAATTAGAAGACGAACAGATGGATAGTTTATTAGAATTATCTATTGGTGACTATTCACAATATATCCAAGATTGGTTAATTGAATCTCAATGGACTTCTTTATACAACTTAAATTTAGATACTGAATCATTATCAAGAGCATTCATCACTAAAAGTTTAGATTGGGAAACAAGATATACTTACGCATACTCTAAAATTGTTGGATTACAAGCCGGAGGTGATTGGGTATTAAAGAAAGATTTTGTTCAGTTAGTTCCAAACCAACAAATATATGAAATCCCTGCAAACCGAGAAATAAATGAAGTGTTATGGTTTACTCCATCAACATTAAACGGACTTCTATTTGACCCATGGACTTTTGGTGGTTTAGGTGGTGGTGGTTTTGGTGGACCGGGTGGTTTCGCTCAAATGGGTGCGTCAGGTTCATATTTTATGATGCCAGCATTTGATATGTTATTAAGAATGCAAGAGATTAATATCCAACGAAGAATTATCGCGGGGGATTTAACTTATACCATAACAGCATTACCTGAAGGTAAAAAAGCCCTTCACTTAATGAACACACCTGGTGGTAAATTTGACTTTGGTAATCAAGAAATGACAAGAGGTAAAGTATGGTATTGGTATTATGATGTTGGTCCTGCAGATAGAGATAATTGTTTAAAAAACAATCCGGATATTATTAAATTACCATCGGATGTTCCAATTGATTCAATGTCTTGGATTGATTTAAATAATCCTTCACAACAATTTGTTAGAAGATGGTTCACCGCTTATTGTAAAGAAACGTTATCGAGAGTTAGAGGTAAATTTAGTGGTAACATTAAAACACCTGATAGTGAGTTAACGATGGATTACGCCACTTTAGCAACTGAAGGTAAAGATGAGAAATCAAAACTTGAAGAAGAATTGAAATTAAGATTAGAAAGATTACGACCTGATAAAATGATGGAACGTGAAGCATTAATTGCGGAAAATTTAAACAAACAACTTAAATTCAGAGCAATGCCAAGACAAATTTATGTAATATAATTTATGAATACCGTAACTCAAAGATTAACAAGAAAAACAATTAACGATAGACGATTTTTAGGTAATACTTTAATCGAGATAGACACTACTGAAGAAACTGAATTAATACCAATGAAAAAAATTATTACCGAATCCGATTATAGAACAAATGGGGAAATTCTACTTGTAATTAAAGATGTTGAATCTTGTAATATAATATTAGATTCTAATACAACAGAACATATTATTATTAAAGCATTAACCAAAGTATTCATTAGACCAAGTTCTGGTAAAATTGATGAATACTATGATGAAATATTTATTGATTGGGGAGCTTGTGTTGAATTTTATATGTTAGAAAATAATTGGTACATCGTCTCATCAGATGGTTTAAAATTAGAATAAAAAAAGGTGTCGAATATGACACCTTTTTTGTTTTAATTAATAAACTCTTCCCATCCTTCAGACGCTAAGTCATAAATGTAATCAGGACTCATTCCTCGTTTTTCCCAATATTTAATCTCACCCTCACTAATATCTAACACATCCTCTTTTAATCTATCTTGGTCACCTTCTTTAAATGGAACACCATTTATAAGTTCAGATTGTTCTTTAGTGAAAAACCCTCTATCTTCAGGATTAACAACAATTAATTGTTCTCTAACTTCTTCTTTAAACACAACCAATAACGGACCAATTCGTTTATTAAATGTTGAGATGGCTCTCTCCACATTATAATCACCTCTCATATCCGGATTGTTTTCAATTTCAGTTTGGTCTAACATATAACAATTTAATTGTATCGCCGAATCAGTATTATCAGCATTTACAAGTCTATATGCAACATCCGTTGGAACACCATTCATCGCTTCTTTCATTGGCTCGTCAGAACGAACCCAATTATCGTCAGACCAAGATTTTTCCCAACCATTTTTTAATAAAAACTTTTCTTTTTCTTTATAATGTGTGGAATCATATGATGAAAAATATAATTCTATTTGTTTTTCAGACCAACCTTTTTTAGGTTTATTCACTTTTTGAACATCTCCGTGAGACGCTTTAATACCATTATTAACATAACTAATAACATCACCTAACGAAACTTTTAAATCGTGTTTAATCGCCAATTCCATATGAGCCATTCTACTCATTAAGGAACCCGCCTTAGTTTTCATACCACATCTTTTTTTATAGTCATCAATAGATAACTTAACCTTAGCTCTCTGAGCAATCTTCATAAGAGGAATATCTTTATCATAGATTTTTTGTAGGTATTCATAATACCATTCAATAAATTCTTGACCTTTACCTTCCAATAATAATTTTACACCTTTATCTAAAAAGTCCTCAATATATAGTGGAAGTTTTTTAGATTTAATAGTATTACCGGTAAGTTTAATTTTACCACTCGCCTCCATAACCGCATAGTTCTTACGAGCCAAATTAATACAAGATGGCCAAGTACCATCGGTATCCAACGCCATCTCACCTCTCATAAACATATCGTTAAATTCCGCAACGTCGGCATCATCTCCGGTATATTCTTCACCTTCTTTAACTTTCCAATTCAAACCTTTACCAATGTAACGTCTATTCTCCCATCCTTCAGGTTTAGAGAAATTGACACCATCGGTATCCATTACTAGTGGTGTATATCCTTTCTTCATAAAGAACTTAATCATCTGACGGAGATATTGTCTTCCGGTGCAAGTAATCTGTTCACCCATAAACATATCCCCCCATTCATAAACGTGTGGTGCGGATAACGCCCCAAACATCGAGTTAATGAATATCTTAATCGGTAATTGTTTTCGGTCATATGATAAGGACTTTTTACGGTCAGTTTCATAGAACTCACCCGCCAAGTTTTTATACATAATACGAGCATTACGGAAGTAAGCTAACATACCTTTCATTCCCCCCATAACATCACACTCGGGAAACACATCGTGAACCAACTGAATAGATGGGTATAGAGACGAGTAGTCAAGTTTAAGTACATTGGTAGAGTAACCAACTTTAAGTAGTCGTGAAAGTCCTCCTACGAAGTCGGTCTTATCTTCTTTTTGAGGTATTGCAAGTTTATTCTTATATGACCAAGCTAACATAATCATTCTCCATAATGTGGCAGTTCCCATCGTGGAAACTCTTTCATATGTTGTTGGTACCATTGACGCTAATAGAAACGTTCCTTGGTTGAATTCATCATCCACTGTCAGCGTTTCCTCCAAGTCATCGTCAAGATATCTCTCTACAATGTTATCACCTGTTACCTTTAAGTATTTACCCGGAAATCTTGTGTCCAAATTATCAAAGGCGGGATTATCCGCTTTCTTGTATTTTCCATTCTCAACATTTAACCAATACTCCTCTTTTTTAGCATACATCGGACCAATATCTAAATGGTCAATATAAACTCGGTCAGGAGCTTCAGCTTTAATATATTGAGTAATGTACTTTAACCCTGCAGATTTAATACTTGAGTTGATTGCTTGTGCTCTACGAACAGAGTGAATAATATCAATGATATTATAACCCCATAATTGAGTTTGAGAATATCTCTCAACCTCATTCGCAAGTTTTAACATACCATCTTTTTGCCCGATAGGTCTTGCAGGATTTAAAGATTTTGCAATCTTTTTGATGTCCAAGTTAAGTGCTTTACATCTTTCAAATATCCAAAACCAGTCGAAGTTTGCTGAGTTGTATCCACCAATGATTGAAGGTTTAAGTTCATCAATAATTTTGAAGAATTCTACCAACCCTCTACGTTCTTGGTCTTCATCAGCACACTCAATAACTTTTTGGTATCCTTTATTAGTTTTGATTCCAATCATAAATATACGACCATCTTTAGGTTCTAAAGCAGTCGTCTCCAAGTCAAATCCGAGTCTAGTTATGTCGTTATACTCTTCATATCCTTTGAATAATCTTTTCTCTCTTGAAATAAGGAATTGTTCTACCGGTGGAAGTACCGTTAATTTACCTTTTGTTTTTTCACCCCATGGGTCTACACCACCATCTCTAAAGAATTGAATAAGTGAACGATACCCTTTCATTGACTTAACCATAAACTTAAGACCTTTTTCTAATCTCTCATTACCTTTGGTTTCTAATTTATCAATGATAATACCATGTTTCTTCATCGCCTCTTTTTGTTGGTCTTTAGATTTTGAATAAAAATTCAAATCTCTTAAGTCCCCAACCCAAGCAAATGCCGTAAATGTGTCTTTTTTGATTATCTTTCCCTGACCAGGGATTTCTTTAATTTTGTAGATAGCATCCGATGCGTAATCATACTCGATTGCAACGATGTGCTCTTCAGGGTCATTCCCCTCAAGGAATGCTTTAATTTCTTCTTGTGTTACCATTTTATATTTTTTAGAATGACATATTCGCTCCGATTTTAAATCAGGTTTGTCTTGTTTCTATAAATATAAAAGATAATAATTAATAAATCAATTTTAGATTAATGACATGGAAGTAAATTATTAAAATTAACAATTCCGGTGATTATAGAATTAAAAACGGTAATTACTTGATATCCGTTTACTTGAGTAACATAACTACCATCATTAATCAATGAAATTGTTTGTCCATTAGGGTCACTATAAATTGTTCCACCTATTTGTAATGGGGTGTACATATAATAATTCTCACCACCAATAATATAAAAAGGAGGGGCTAATACATAATCTTCAACAATACATTTAATTAGTTGAGGTCCGTCAGCAATAAAATCAATAAATAAATGACCAATATCATCATAAATACCTGAACCCATATTAACTTCAGATAATACAGGAACTGTTGTGGTTGTGGTTGTAGTATGATTAATTGTGGTAGTAGTTGTAGTACAAGGACAACATTCTGTAGTTGTTGTTGTAGTATAAGGTCCATTAATACAACAAGGAAATTCTGACACGTAACAACTATCATAAACTAAATCATCCGCAATAAACGAATCTTGAACATTAATAAATAATTCTTCACGTATTGGTAATATAAGAACACCATCAGAATTTCTTAACATAAACTGACCGGCATATCTACCAACTCTATTAGTATCTCTTGGAGTAAATTGATAGTAAATGTAATATTCAGGACCGGAGTTTAAATCAACAAAAGTTTTTTCAACAAACCCTGCGGGTCTTGAACTTATTTTTGGAATACCGGTTTCTACGTCAACCATTGAGAAGAAAATGGCCGATTCTTCAATCATATCCATAAACTTATTATAGTCACTTCTTCCGTCTTTAACCACTTGTAACTTTAGTACCGGTAAGGTTGCGTTTTTCTTTATAAAAAAATCCATCTATTGTTTTTATTTATAAATACTTTGCTTTCCAAAAATAAACAAATTAACTTTCTTTTCTTAACGAACCATCATAATGGTCAAATCTATCATGTTCTGTTGGAGTTAATAATAATAACCCAGGTTTAATATTTCCCATAACAGTTTCTTGATAAACATAAGACATTAAAGTTTGCTCAAAAGGGTGAGCCCATTTAGTTTCTAAAAAACATTTATAGTTTCCTTCTCTACTTACAACAATAGGCCAATTACATACATAAACTTCACCTGTCACGTATGGTAATCCATCGTAAGATTTAATATTTTCAAATTTTGTTTTAGGTGAATTAGGTTCTAACCCATGTTCAGGTAATCTCGGATTATCGGGCCAATGTCTTTGTCTAAAATCTTGTGGAACATTATACCAACTCCATTGAGTACCATTATCACCAAAAAATTCAGTAAAATTAAGTTTTAAAAAATCAAAATTTTCTTTTTTTACTATTTCTAAAGATTTTTTATATAAATTGGATACCCATCTGTTAAACCCATTTTTACATGTTTCATTTTTGTTAGGATAAAATGCCATATCATCTTCAAACCAAAAATAATAATCGTGATTTGTTTTATCAAAGTGGTCAGCAACAAAGATACGTCCACCAACTATACCGATATTATCTTTCTTAATATGTTCAAACCCATATTGTTCACATAACTCAACATATCTTGGAGTTGTTGATAAATCGGTCGAATTATTTAATAAATATTTTTTAGGTTTTTCAACAAAATCTTTATCATAATCCAACATAGATTGAATTAACACTTCAAATTGTTTTGGAGAATTAAAAGTTATCACATATAAACCAACATTATCTGTATTGATTTGAGGTTTATTATTTTGTACAAAATCTTTTGTATATTTTTTTAACTCTTCAAAGAAAGGCCAAACTAAACCATTACCCTCAATTTCAAATCTATATATTAAATCTTTATGTTTATAAGAAAGTATTGTAAATAAACATTCATCGGCACCCATTAACCCTTCTTTTAACGTATCGTGCATTACTGAATAATAATAGTCATTCATTTGGTGAATGTTATTTTTACTCCCACCAAAAAAACCGCCTCGACACACATAACTAACGTAATCGGTATTACAGTAACGAGCCATAGCTTTTCTTTCAAATCCATGAATCTCTTCATTACCATCATAAGGATATGATATTTGAATAAATTTATTATTGTTGAAACGAACATAATTTTCCAAATTATCCAAAACATTGTCATGACTGAAATAACCTTTATTAACGGTGTTAGTTAATCCACCATCAACCCAAAAGAAATAATCACTATTAAACGGATTTATAATTGCGGAGTCATTTAACATAAAAAATTTAGTAAACATCATTGGATTATAATATTTTAATTCAGCTTGGGGAGATTCGGATAACCATCCCGCAAAATTTCTCCAATTATCTTGTGACCTAATTTTTTCAATATCGTCAAAAAAAGGATTCCAAGATTCAAAATCCTCAACATTTTTAATAAAAATTTTAGTAGGTTTATTACCTCTAATTTTTAATACTTCATCTTCTAATTCTTGGGGAATCCAAATACACATTTGAGCATTTGTCTCTAACATTTCAAAAAACTTTGTCTTGTAATTTGAAAAATCTCTCTTACCCCACCCATCAAGATTACCGCGACCTAAATCCCAAAGACCGGTAACTATTGTCACATTACTATTCATATTATTTTTTTCTAATTATACTGGTATAACTCCATTCAGGTTTAAGTTTAAAAATTTCACACGATTCAATATTTTTTTCAAGATAATCACATTCTTCATCTGTCATATAATCTGAAACTATTTTACCTGTTTTATTAAACATTTCTAACATATCAAGTGTTATCGTATTTTTTTCAGATTTCCATATTGAATTAACATCATTCTTTACACTAACACTTGTATGTAAATCCTCTAATATGTATATACCACCACTTTTTATACTTTTAAATAATTTAGCAAAAACAACTTGTTGGTCTTTCATTGCATGACTTCCATCGTCAATAAATAAATCTATATCCACATTATCATTTGAAAACTCGATTAAAGTATTACCAACATTAACATTAAATTCTAATAATTTAACTCGATTAAAATCATCAATATTAGCTCTATTCATTTCAAAATCAATACCTATTATTTCCGCATTAGTGAAAAATTCTCTCCATATGTTAATTGATTGTCCTTCATGAACACCTAATTCAACAACTTTTTTTGCAGATTCTTTGATTTTATCAAATTCAAGTTGATAAACTTTATCAAAAAAATCATGTCCATAATGTTTATCTGTCGTATATTTTTCAGCTAAACCACTTAATTTTGAATAATCATAATTTTCATTTATATTAAAAATTTCATTATGAATCTTATCTATAGTTCTATTTTTAATACTACCATACGCATACGCATGAAAAATAAAATTATTATCGTTATATTGTTTCCAATTAAAACTTCTATTTGAAATAATTTTCATTTTACTAACGTACTCACCTCTATCTTTATATAAATGAGTTAATGCGGTTTGGTCCATCCATAATCTATTAGAATAAAATCCTTCATGATTTAAATCATGTTCACCAACTTCAGGTCTTAATTCACAATCAATAGGTTTTAAGTTTTTACAACAAAGAGCCCAATCATTAAGAAATTTTTTACCCCATTCATTATTTTTTATTAAAAATACTCCGGCGTTCATTAAACTATGAGTACTTTCATCTAATGAGGCGATAAAATAATAATCTTTATCAATAAATTCTTCAATTCTAATATTAAAATCTGATACTATAGCATCCGTATCTAAAAATAGTATATATTCAGGGTCAAAATTTTCAATAACGTCTAATATTAACTTTGGTTTGTACCAAGTAGGTGCCGCACCATTTATGTAATCCGTTATTGTTTGATTTGATTTTTCACAAAAATATCCATATCCATTTTCATCACAATATTTTTTATTTATTTTTTCAGCAAATGGTCCATGAGTTAAATTACTTGTGTAATATTGTGCGATGTAAATTTTTTTAATTTTATTTGTTTTTAAAATTCTAATAATTAATCCTTTTTCGTCCGGTTGGATATATTGCGCTTGAGTGTATTCTTTAAAATTCACATCATTTAAAATTTCATATTCATAATTTAAATTTTTAATCATTTTTAAAATAATATTATAGGTATTTTCATTAATAATAACACCATCATTTAAACTAAAAAAGATATTAATTTCACCGTCTTTTACTATTGTTTTAAGTAAATTATTAAATGTGTTTTCAATTTTTAGGTCATGGGGATTTTTAAAATTAAAAACACATAGATTTTGTATAACTTCATCACCATATGTTATTGTTCTATCATATATATCAGATATACTTCTAGCGTAACCACCATAGTATTCCCAATTATTGTTATCTCGGTCTAACCCATACCAGGCACCTGTCTTACCTTCTGTACCGCTAACTCTATTAGTATTTAATTCAATACCTGAAGACCATTCATAATTTAGAATAACTTTTCTATTAGATTTTAAATTATTATAGTAATTACTAATAATAAAATCACAATAATACATTCGTTTACCTGTTGAATAATGAATTGTTAAATTTTTTTCACCTAAATTATAAAAAGCAGACATGGTATCAATTGTATGAAATTTAACTTCAGGTATTTTTGAAAAGTGTTGCATTAATGTAGCATCTTCCAAATGATTAGTTTCGTCATGTATATTTAAAATTTCTTCACATATTTTTTTACTGAAGAACATTCCTCCACCACCACCTTGTCCGGACCATATAATGTCTTTATCAATAATTTCATTAAAATATTTCTCTAAAACAAATGAATTAACATAGGTGCCATCGTCAACTCTTAAAATATAATCAAATTCTCTATTTTTTAATAACCATGTTATGGCTCCTTGAAGTTTTTTAACCATATTAGATGGTTTTTTTTGATGATGTAAATAATAATAGTCATATGTATCGGTTTCGGTTAGATGTAAAATTTGATTTTTTTCATCAAAAGATACTTCCGGATTGTCTCCATCAAAAAAAATAACTTCAATATTTTTATCTTTTAATTTAGATACCCAAGTATCCATACATGGTAATTTTCTAGTTAAATCAGCTCTATCTGATTGTATTGGGTCAAATGGTATATATGACTTTTCACTCATATATTTTTTTGAAGTGTATGCCAGAACGATTAATTTCATTTTTTATAATATTTTTTTATAATTTGATATGGATTAGTATTTAAATTTTTAATGTTTAAATCATTATAATATTTTGATATGTGGTTATCATATAAAATAGATTCGTTATCGTTTAATAATTCAATTTTATGGCCATTTATTTTATTTATTTTAATTAGATAATTAACTATATCAATAACTTTAATTTTATTATCTAACGTAATATTAAGTTTACCATTTATTTTTTCATTAATTAAAAAATTAACAATTTTTGGTAAATCATCAACATCAATTAAATCTCTATATGTACCATTTTTTACTTGTATAATATCATTATTTAATAAAGAGTTATACATAAATGGTAATAATTGTTTTTTGTTTTTTGTGTTACCAACAACATTAGGTAATCTTAATATTAAAAAATTAGTTGAGTTATTTTCAATATATGATTCCATAAATAATTTATGTTTAACATAGTTGGTATAATCGTACCTTAACACACTTAATGTACTAAAATATACTATAATGTTATTTTTATTTTTTATTAAAACTTGTTTTAATAAATCATATTCTTTTTTATATTTTAAAATATCGTTTTCTGTTGAATCGGCAACCCCGGAAGCAAAAACACACACAGATTTAAAATTATAAGTTTTAAAAGATTCTGCAATCATTCCATTCCCTATAATTTTCATATTATAAATTACCAGTTATCCTATCACACCACCCTTTTGATGTACTATATGGCCATACAACCCAATATTTTGGTTTTGATGTTGTTTGGAAATCTCTCCAAACTTTACAATATCCATCAGGGTCTCTCATCATATTATTAATCTCGTTAATGTCAGCGTCTTTTCTATAAAGAGTTTCGTCTTTATCATCGTGGAACGCAACAACCCAAAATTCATAATCTTTTTCCGGTACTTGTTTAAATGATATATCAATACAATGTTTGAAAATACTTGCAAAACTAGATAACCATTCTTCTTCTGTTTCGTAAATTGTCGGATTTGGTGCGTATTTTTTATCTAAAGTATATTGTTGAACAGCTCTATTTGAAAATTTAAGACCTGAATAAATTTCATAATCTTTTAATGTTCTTTCAGTTCCAAATCCGTACTTACTAAAATCCAATGTAATTTCCTCACCATCCATTCCAAAAAGTTGTCTATTCTTTTTGTGAGACAACTCATTCTTTTTACCCCACTCTTTATCGTCATCCCATTGTTTTACCCTACCTTTACGAGTGTATTCGTGCCAAATAACAGTTTTGTGTGGGTGGAATAAATCATATCCGTGAGTGAACGCTCTAACGGCAATAGAAATTTCTTCACCATGAAAATAAAATTCAGGGTCATGTTGAACCTCAACACTAAATTGACCAACTGTGAAGGCCATATGTGCTGAATAAAAACGAGAGGTAATTGGTTGTTTAAGTTTTTCCCAACCAGGAATTGTTTCAGGTAAGAAGAATACCGCACCTTCAGGGATGAATCTATCAAACACCATTCTCCATGGTTCTTTAACTCTACCTGCCGGGTCATTGTCCGGGTCAAATGAAGAAACATATCCTGTTAATAAAGGTTTCTCAAAACCTTTCTTTTGAAGTTGTTTAACCATTTTGATTAAGGTATCGTCCCAATCCTTTTCAAATCTCATATGAGAATCTATTTGAAGAGTATATTCCTCACCATCATATAATTGTTGTACTTGATTCCTTGCCCAACAAACACCTTTAGCTTCAGAATATAAAACATCCTTAACTCTAAATCTTTTGTCTCCACTAAATTTTTCTAAATTATCAAACCCGTCTTCAGGATGATATTGACGACATATACCTATTCTTAAGTTTTTAGGTCTTTTGGCATTTTCCAACATACTGTCTAATGTTGGGATAAGTTGGGGGTCACGATAGGCGGCTATCTGTACAAATATCTTCATATATCTCTTATTTTACTCAAAAGATAATAATTAGAAATTAAATATAAATAATTTTATTTAATTATTATGGTGGTGATGGAGGAACTAGTTTATTATGTGTTAATATTCCATCGGCGAAATATAAGTTACTATTATCAACATCAATATTATAAACTAAAGTCTCATCAGTACTAATATCAATACTAATTATTAAAACTTCATTACCATCTATATCCATATAATAATCACCCGTATTAATATCTGTTGTTTCTTTAATATACCAAACACCCTCTTGTTTAACTACGTGTTCGTGAGATGAACTACAAATTAATAATCCGTTATTAATATCATAAATTGAATTACTATTAAATGACCTTGTGTCTAATACGGTTACAGTCGTACTTGAATAGTCTAAAGTTGTACTACTCCAAGTTGACCATTGAGATTCATCATTTGGCATTCCATCAACAACAACTGATAATAATTGGTCACCAACTTGTATTTCCTCAATAGGTTTTTGAGTATTATCCGACATTGTAATTAAAGTTCCCGGTAACAAACAACCTGGACACGTTGTACAAACCTGTGTAAATACTCCAAAATTCCATCGTCTTCTAATCGTACCATCACCGTAATAACCATCTAATGATGAAATAACTCCTGTACAACCTCCTAATCCATCACCTTCGTAAATTACTGTTGCGGAACATATATCACAATTGTCCATACAAACATCAACTTCAAGAGGCACACCACTACAAACCCCACCTGCTGTTGTACTATAATATAATATCACATTACATAATGGTGGTAATGTGGTAGGGGTTAAAGTTGGTGTTGGGGTTGGTGTTGGTATTGGAATACAACCACCCGCTTCACTAATAAAACTACTAATTGGTGACGGTATAGTCGGCGAATCGTTTTGATAGTAAATTAAGAAAATAAATTCAGTATTATCAGCACAAAACACATCTGTAAATATACCCGGAGAAATAAATGACTCTTGTTGTGAGTTACCAAAACAATCTGTATAATTAGCGAATAACGTACCATCTAACGCAGGGTTTGAATTACCATACGCGTCAGCTAAATCGCCTGAACTTATTGTTACATCATAAGCAGAACAAGTTAATGGTATAGACGTTGATGTTGGTGTTGGTGTTAATGTAGGAGTAGAAGTTAGTGTAGGCGTATTTGTTGGAGTTAATGTTGGCGTAGATGTTAATGTAGGCGTATTTGTTGGAGTTAATGTTGGCGTAGATGTTAATGTAGGCGTATTTGTTGGAGTTAATGTTGGCGTAGAAGTTCTTGTAGGTGTATTAGTTGGAGTTAATGTTGGCGTAGAAGTTAATGTTGGAGTATTTGTTGGAGTTAATGTTGGCGTAGAAGTTAATGTTGGAGTATTTGTTGGAGTTAATGTTGGAGTAGAAGTTAATGTTGGAGTATTAGTTGGAGTTAATGTTGGAGTAGAAGTTAATGTTGGAGTATTAGTTGGAGTTAATGTTG